GTAGTAGGGTCTTCCATTTTCTTAAGCACAGTCTCGCCAGCATCGTCACCCCACTTCTGGAACGCCTGCTTTGCAGTGAACGGAAACTCTATCATCATGGTATCGACAAGGCCCTGGTCGTTCTCCATGAATGTATACATGCCTATATCGTAATCCTTATAGACAAGACCGATCCCGGCTTTGTATTCAGAGAATATATTGCCCGTACCAAAAGTGCCAAGAGAACGGATAGTCTCATTAGCCTGTAGCATGAAGTTTGAGTTTGCTCTCTTAGCGTGAGACTTCTCAGTAATCTCCCCGAGCTTACGCTTAACAGCATCAATCTCATTAAGTGATTCATCTTCCATTAAGACGTTATAAAACTTATCTCCCGGAGGGAACAAATTGATAGAAAGACCAGCTGCCATATCTATAGAAGCCATAAGGCCAGTAACATCCATAATACTACGTCCAAGAACCTCACCCTTAGCCCGCTGAGTAGTTATCTCGCTCTCACGAGGGAACATTACATCAGCAACCTCCTGGTAGATGCTCCTAAAGTTAGCGTCACCATCGCCGTTGTACGACTTATCGTATAGTGCTAGTAGTTGTATTGCTTTATCGTCTGCCATGATTATCCTAAAGTAGTCTTCTTCTTAGGTTCTGGTACAAGGTCGCCTACGATGAACGTAGATTCTCTACCGCCAGGTTTCTGCTTTCTGACCTGCTCGCCTGCCTGTCCCGCTGTCTCCGTAGGAGGTGGAGCGATAGGCTTTGGCGGTGCTATCTTTGTTGCTTTTGGTTTTGAAAATAATGATCCCATTAGTTAATCCTTCATACATAAACTTATTAGCAACAAAAGCGGAAAGCACAGTATGATAATTGGCATAATCAGCACTTTACCTAATACGTTAAAGTTTCCGGCGTAATCTTTATAAAATTCTAACACTTCCATTAGCTTACCCTTATCAATGCTGTCTTTTGTCTAATTTTACTGCCACCACCAAACCCAACTTTGGGCAGGATATTCCTGCTTGCTGCTATAACGAAGTAGTTCAAAGCATTTCTAAAATGCTCTTGGTTATCTCCAGTAGGTCTATAGCGAAATACCATAGTCCCTTTTCGTTTATCCTTCTCTTCAAACTTGGCACAATTACAACACTGCCTTGCAAACTCCTCAACCTCTGGACACTGGTGAGGAAGTGATATACTTCCATCAGTCAACAAAGCGTGAGTCCTGTCAAAGATACCAGTCCTATGAGCCTTTACAACTCCGCTGCCATCATTGAAAGCAACTTCTATCATCTGATTCTCGCTGTATTCACAAAGGAACGTACTATTAGTAGGCTGCGATTTCTGGTACTGTCTAGCCATAGCCTCGTAAGGACGCATATCAATAACCTGACTCTTAACATTAAATCTCTGAGCAAGTCTGGCAATAGGTTCAAACCCATCTTTAATAAGATCAACCTTGCAAGTATGGATAATATCAAACGAATCCTTACCAGCCTTAGTTCCAATAACAACATGGCCAATCTTGCCAACATCAACTCCCATAGCACAAGGGCCAGCATGTTGCGTAGCAGGAAAAGCACCAGTACAATTCTCAAGAACCGCACGTCTAGTAAGCTTCTCAGCCCTATCGGAATATGCCATACCAAGCTTAAGTCGACATACATCAGCAAGATTGCCGAATGGAGGGTTTACGTAAGCCTCTAGTATATCAGCCGGATCGTTAAACGGCGTCATTAACTGTGACGCTCTGTACCCGTGCATGTATCCAGACTTAGCCCTTACCTGTGGAACCCACTCGCCTGAGCCTTTACCAGTCCACATCTTAACCTCACTGCCACATTTGTCGCATCCAACATAGCCAGTCCCGTCAGGTCGAATCTTAACGCAACCGGGGAAGCTTAACTCTGCACATGTCCATTCATTACACTTCGTACACTTTCTAAACCAATGTCGCTGGTCGGACTTCTTAAAGATCAAATCAATCCCAAAATCCTCATGCGAGGGATTACCAAGATAGACCTCATGTTTATGGGGAGACATATTCATTCCCTCTATAAACTTAACTATAGCCATAGGATCCATGAAGTCAACTTCGTCAAACACAATCTTATCAGCAGAAAACGCAGCGGTCTTAGAAGATGTATTCTCGTCAGAAGCACCAACCTTAGAAGAAAGGTTTGCCCCCTTCAAGAATAACATAGAATCTCTAACACGTTTCAAAGAAACAGTATCTGTACTTCCAGCAACATTCTTGACATACTTACCAATAGAAGTTGGGTTCTTAGCAATCAAAGGCTTAAAGATGGACTTACTAAACTCACCAACATCATCCATGTTAGGAAAGATGTGGGCAACGCCAAGCTTGTACTTACCCATTATCATGCCATGCAAGTCTTTTAGTGACTCATTGATAGTAGCGCCAAAGCATTGTCGAGCCTTCATATAACAAATACGCTGAGACTGAGAAGACATAGTTTCCTGCTGGTACTCAAACCCCTTAAACGTAAACGGACCTGCCTGGAGCTTAATCCCCCACTGGGAAGCCCAGAAGCCGGGGTTAGCCGTCATCATCTGCTCGTTTAAGATTTTAGGGTCTGTGCTTAACATTTAGTCTCGGTATTGTTCCATATATCTCTAGTTATCCAAAAGGGCTTGTAGTTGTCATTGGCTAAGAAAGAGAAAAACATACCAACTAAATCAACTGCAATGAATATCGAGTAATGGCATATCGCCATAAAAAGTGTCATAGGCGAAACTAGAACCCAAATTGACTTTCGTATAATATCACCTATCTTCATTTCTTCTTACCTTTCCTAAATATCCTGTCATAGTTCTCTCGATACTTGTCCTGATTCACGGGGCGGGGTTTGTCGCCCTTGCCGTTACTCATACTGCAATCCCCGTTTTTAGCGAATCCTGCGGGTTTACACCACTGGCATAGCCGTTATTGAGCCTTAAACAGCCATCGTATATGTCACGCAACGTATTAACCGCAGCAAAGCCCATACATCTATGCTTAAGGTAAGGCATTTTCCGCGTTTCTAGCCCATCAGTAGGGTTTATACTTTCCAGCACCGTGCCGGGGATGGCTTGGCCGTTGGGGTCTTTCATTTGCCAGCCTCCTTAACAGGGGCATCCACAGGGAGATGGACAGAACCTGCGTTAAATAGCAAGCAAGCTAAGGTGTCGAATATATCCCATAGTATTGTCATTGTCATGCCGCCTTGTCTTTTATTGCTATTCCGTAAACTTAATATCCTGCATGGCCGCGTCAATAGCAGGGCCAATCTGTTTAAATACAGCCTCAGCCACCTTTAAAGCGATGCCACGGTGGACAAGAGCCATAAACTCAGTCTGGTTATAGGCAGCCTGTAAGTCGCCCTGGTCAAGGCTAGTGCTTACCAGAAGGTTACGCCTAACTGAATCAATTATTACTTCCTGTTGCAGTGCCATTCTCTTACTCCCTTGTCTTTTATTGCTTCAATTTCATAAACTGTGTTGGAGGTAGCTATACACAACTGCCCGCCCCCCTAATGGGGTCATCGCCTTTTCTAGCCCCCTACCCCTGTTTTGCCTGTCTCATGCCTGCCTTGTCCTATCCCGCCACAGCCCGCTGCTGGCCCGTGAGTGGCAATACTCCTACCACGGGACTAATGGCCCCACCTTGCCCACTATTGGACTGACGGGGATGCTATGCGGTCTTACTCTTTACTGCTTTAATGTCATTTATCCGGTTACTGGCTGCCAATGCCTCAGCGTGCTCCTCCGGTGTTAGGTCCAGTGGTTGCTCAACTGTAGTCTGAGTGTCCTTGTCCATGCCATACAGCCGGGCTATGCCTGTAGCTGCTGATACCATGCTGCTGGACTGCTTCGTCGTCTTGGCCAGATCGTAGGCTGCCTGGTACATCTTCTGCACTGATTCCACTGTAGTCTCACTCTTAACCGCCCCTGCCCCGTCTATGACCCTTATTGCCTCTTTTACCCTTATATTATCATATACCGACTTCAGCCCTACTGTATTGGCGTATCGTTCCTTATACCCTATAGTAATCAATGCCTTAACCTTGCACCTGCCATTGCTGCAATACTCTCTTGCTATTGCCTGTACTGTGCTTTGGTCTTTTATGCTTGGCATTGCTTAGCCCTTCTTGGTGTTACACCGTCCCGGCAGAATGCTCGATTGATTTGGTTCCTGTAGTCTTTAAGGTGGTTCATTGCTCTTATGATCTCTATTGTACTCTGCTCTTTGGCTGTTAGTGGTCTATTTGCCATCTATACGGTCCTTCACGGCTTGTATTGCCTCTTGCTCTATCCTTCTCATTAGCTTACGGCACTTATTAAGGTCTGTTTCGTGTGCTGCCTTGGTTGTGAGGTCGCTTGACCTGCCTAATCGCTTCAGTGCTTTATTTATAAGCTCTGTCGCTGTTAAGGGCTTCATTGCTTCACGCATCATTGCTTCTCTTGGCATTTTACGCACCTTTTAATGATCTGTCTTATGTCATCGCTATAAGAAGGCAGCAAGTTTTGTTATCCTCTAATTTATAGTTAGCTTGTTGAAGGCCGGAGGTTTTCGGTTGCTAGCCTCTCATAGAGTTATTTAATTAACGTCTTATTATTTATACTTTAACACAAAACAGCTACAAAGTCAAGCACTAATTGTATTATTCTGCTATTTTTATTTATTTTCTTTTATTCTCTGAAGTTTACTTGACTACTTGACGATAGAGTGTATAGTTACTTATGTAACACTAATGTTAATTATGTTTTAATGAGAGGTATTTATTATGTGTCTAAAATGCGGAAAGCTAGTTGATTGTGAATATAAAACAAGACCTGGAATGGATTTTCCTTGGTACGTCATAGATGAAAGCGATATTACATGGATCGCAAAATATGAAAGCGAAGAACATGCTTGCGACAAGAGAGATGAGATACTTGCCGAAAACCCCGATATAAATGTTGAGGTTTGGCATTACAACCAATATCAGGACGCTATTGCCTCTTAAGCCCATCACTAACACGCCTGCATCCCGTGGGCTTGTTTGTAATTGACTTTATTAACCTTTTATTATTGGAGACGTATTATGACTAAATCAACAGTAACACTAACAGACGAGAAATTGCAGGGTATTTACACTGATAAGAAGTTAAGGAATGAAGTTGCATATGCTCACGGCTGCTACTCTGCATTCCCTAATAGCCAGTTCAAGCATTTTAGCACTTGTTCTTATCCTGTTTCTTATATTGTCACTGAGAAGCAGATAGAGCTTGCAAAGCTAGAAGTTGAGCGATCAAAGAAGGAAACGCAAGAGAGATACAAGAATAGCCTTTTGTTTGTCGGTATGGGCATGACTTACAAAACAGACACTTATATTGGTAATCACCGCATAAGGACCGAGTTTATCAATAAAGATGGAAGGAAGTTTTTTGTTGAGTTCGGAACTGCCGTCAATAAAGAGTATACTCGTTGCGATTTCGCTATTGATGGTGGTGTTGATTCTGATAAATACAATTATGCAGGGCTTGAAAAGGCAGCCAAGACTGAGCATAGTATCTGCCGTTATACCCCTGAAAACATCCTTAAGCTTGTAAATGACACGTTTGATTGCAAGTTTACTGAGATATTTATTGATAACTATGACTTGTCTACTGATGATATTACTTGCGTTAGCCCTAACTAGATCGAAACGCCTTCGGGCGTCCTGCCGTGAGTCGGTAGCTGATGAGATCATAACTATTAACCTTAACCGAAGGGATTTGCAATGTATAATCTGTTTATAAAGCAGAAAACGGACATAATGAAAGAAAAACACGCAAAAGGCGACATTTTCAAGGTTGGTGACATTGGCAGGGTTGAGCTAATGAAGCCCGAAGTGTATATTGAGAACGGCAAGCAGTATTGTTTCGGTCGCTGGCAAGTCAAACTACTCGATCAACCCAAAAGACACACAGGCGGCGTCTGTTATATCTGGCCTCGTGAGTTTGAAGCTGTCAACTAACCCCCTCCCCGCTCCTGCCGTATGTGCGGCAAGTGGTGGGATTAACCCTTTTTAGGAGTATTACCGTGGAAAAGACAGAAAAAGCAGTATTGAAACATGAATCTATCGGCAAAAAGTGTAAGGATTGTAATTACTGGCATGACGCTAACTGTGGCCGGTGCTGTAGGGACATAACCCAGATATGCCGAAGAGGAGATATGCCAGCTTGCGTAGGCGGTTTTAAACCTATGGCTTAGCACTCAATCAGCAGTCTGGCTCCGGTCAGGCTCCTGGTTAACTGTTAATCTATTATTGAAAGGGCTTTAAAATGAACGTAGACCTCAGATTTGAATGTGCCGTTAAGAAGTACACGCCAAAGCAGGTTAAATGGACTTCTATTAAAGAAAGCGACCTGAAGGAATTGAGGTCTAAGGTTGAGAGATATGAGAAGGCACTGAAATATATCACTCGCCACGCTTATAAAGGTGCTGTTATGACTGCAGCCCATAAAGCTCTAGGCCAATGATTGATTTCTACTTCTCCGCCACTGTATTAGTATTTTATATCGCTGTTAAACGTATATTTAGATAGAAAGGGCTTATAGTGAAGTTTATCGTAGTTCAACACAGACCGGAAGAAAGCATTTATGGAAGTGCTATGTATGTAATCGCCTCATCACATGAAAGGTTTGAAGTCGGTTCAAGGTTCGATTATGGTTTCATGGGAATCGCAGTCGAAGAAGGCTATACTGTAACCGTCCTACCTATGCAAGTAAAGGAAGATTTCTAATGAGCAGGCAACACACAACACTAATAAACTTACGGGCCAAAAAGGCACAATTAGACATTCAAATTAAGGTTGCGAAGTCGGTCGTCCAGGCTGGTTCGTGCGGAAAGGCATTGACTACACTCTGTAAGATCCAAACGCTTGAACGTGAGCGAAGGACAGTGAATAAGCAGGTAATCGAAGCTGAAATCGAGATCAAAGAACTAAAACGAATCTATTCAAAAAGGTGAGATACTACAATGGAAGATATAACCAAATGTGAATATGTCATTAAGCTCAAAGCTAAAGCTGACTTGGTTGACGAGATGGCCGAGCAGCTTGGTAAATCAACGTGTGTTATTAGTTTGTATGGTCACGACGGAACTGCCTTAGTGACCCATAATCAAGAATTACTGTTTAAAGCAAAGGAATTAACATGAAGAAATTAACACTTATCATCGCATTGTTAGCATTAACCGGATGCCAGCTTGACATCCAAGGCCCAGCCCTCACCGCTAAGATACTCCGTAAGGGCGAGAACAACAATCAGGAGTACTTAAGCCGTGGTAGTGGCATGTCCGGCGGTAATAGCTACGCTGCCGGCGGTGGTGCTTCTATGACTTCCACGGGCAATAGCGGTTCTGTCATGTCTTGGGGGAAAAACAAATGATTGAGCTAATCAAAGGCTTAATATACATTGAGATCGGGGCCGATTCTGTGCTGTGTAATGCTAAATGGCTGCTTGTCGTTGGTATTGTACTGGTTCAGTGTTGGCTAATTAAAAGAACTATCATGTCATTTAGGCGAAGGGCTTAGTCATGGATGATTCACCTCAGAAAGTAAGCACAAAGACAACGGACAAACTAAGGATTGACGGCAGAAAGCTTGAGGACAAGGGCGTTCCTTACCTTAAAAGGACAAACAAACATATGATTGAGCTTGCGGTGCTTGCTTATGACTATGACAAGTAACTAACAGCGGGCCAGGAGTTGATTACACGCTCCTGGCCTTTTATTCTTGCCTCTCCTGGGCTATTGCCATTTCTAATCGCACCTTATCGGCGTTCAGCCTGTCTAATTCAAGCTGTATAAGCCTTAGTTCTTGTTCGAGTAAGATGGCTAGTTGTTCACTCATATTTATAGTATAGCCTATATTTGATTAAATGCAAATTGTTTCTTTATTGTAATAGTTCTGGTTGCTGATGGATATTGCCGATGACCTCAAGTATATAATTGTAATTCAACCCCCATGCTCCACGATGTTTGTTTTTCGGCAGTGGTTCAGCGACAAAGGCGACACTGCCTGCGTCATGCCAAGTAACAATGCCATCCCACCACCGAATACCGCTGCTCTCTGGCGACACATCTCTTATTATATCCCCCTCATATATCTCTACCCCGTTTTTGTCCTTTAGGCCGGTGTATTGCATAGTTGGCATATGGCAGTCTCTCGGCTTAATACCTTTAACGCAATTACAGCAAGTATCGGTATTACTTGGCGTTGCGTACCAGTTCCTATCAAATAAACCCCTATACAGCATTCTGCCATCAGTACTGTCCCATGCTCTGAATCGTATCTTTCTACTCATGCTCTTATCTCCTTTATTTAGTTAAAATCCGACCTTAATCTGTCCGCCAAATACTCAAATAGTTCTTCCATTGATTTATAATTGCCTACATGCCAATCGTCTATCGTCAGCGTATAGCCAGTTGAGCATTGTTCTATTTTTACTATCTCTGTTTTTGATGCCATGCTCTGTTCTCCTTTATATGGGTTATTTAGTCTTGTGGTATTATTATTGGCTGCCAGTGAGTGTAGTTTGCCTTAACATAAGA